TACCTGAACCGGGACAATAATCAGAACAACTTTTTGTTTGTTCGATTCTATAAACTTCACCATTCGGAGAAGTACATTCTTTCAACTCCTGCCCGGAACAAGTGCCAAATTCATTATTTTTCTGTTCTGGAAAACAGCCATCCTCACCCGTGTCATCAGCTGGGACTGCACAATCTTCAGGTTTAACGACCTGAACAGTCCAAGCATAATAAGACTGGTTTTTAACACAGCCGGTAACGGCGATTCTGGAAGATGGAACTTGACTCAAATTACACTCAGCAGCTTCTATAGAACCAACTGAATAAGGTGCATCATTACGGTAACCATAAGGGCAACCGTTAGAAAAAGCGTCAGCAGAAAATAAAGCGAGCAATAAAAACAGGTATTTCATTTCAGAGGCTCACTAGGAAAATTCAGATAAAGACCGTTAACGAATCCAGTTAAAAAACAGGAAGCAAGTAACAAGACCAGAGACAAAAAAAGAGAAGTGATACAGTTCAAGCATAAAAATCGGGGGCTGAATAAATCCAACCCCCACCCCGTCAGGAACGGATAGCAGAGAGCAGCATCTTGACACCACGCATTGCGATATACACAACCGCAACAGCAGCACCAACAGCACCCAGACCAGTTACAACGGTTCCGAAATCAACGGCACCAGTAATGGCAGTAACAGCAGCAGCATCCATAGGATTACCCCTTAATCGATTTAAGTAAGACCGCCACGCCCAATGCGGCAGCCAGTGGAACAACCGGCAGAATAAACCCCGCCGAGAAGTAACTCAGAGCCGTCTCAGGAGACAGTTCCGAGATGTCAAACGACTGGGTATAGGCCGTAACCTTCCAGCCGCTTGAGCATTCAAGCGCCGCCGTAATGGGTTCATCACAGACGAGCACATAATTCATTTAATTACCCAGCCTTCTTAGCCGGTTCGCGCACAATAGAAAGCGCATGTTGTACGGTTTTTCCGCCCTGGGTTTTATTCAGAACAGTCAGTGTGACATTCATCGGATAATCAGCCGGATTATTCGACAAGCTATCAATGATCGCCTGGTCACAGCTCATTTTGGCTGGCACATAACCCCGGTACATCGTGTTACTTGGGTCAGCATTAATTACATACAGTTGATTGATACGATTGCCGTTATCAGGTTGAAACGACATTCCACCGATCAGAGTTACAGGCATTTGAAATTGCATAGTTATTTCCTCAGATAGCTCTCTTCACTTTTCAGCCGACGGCAAGAGCGTGACCGCCGACATTACAAAAACGAGTTGGAACCAAACCAGCGCGGACGGCAGATGCCAGGCGCTGTTCATTCAGATCAATACGGACTTGGTTAGCGAAGCGTTTAACATCGCCGACAGGCTGTTCAGAGAGGATCAGCCACAGCAGATAGCGCAGGCTGACTTCCGGCATGTGCGCTTGTTCGTTGTGAAACGTGGCCCGGAATTCGGCCAGCAGCGCGGACTCATCCACCGGAATCAGTTCAGCCTGAAGCGGAATCGGGGACGTAGGCTTATTCATGGCTATACCCCTTCTTGCCGGTAAAGCGATGAGAAAACGCGGGCTTGTCATGCTGAATATTTGAAACAGCGCGGATACGCTCAGAGAGAAACCGACTACTGGCCTTACCAAGATCATGAAGCGCAATGGCATGAGCCAGCTCAGCGTTAGCGTACAGAGACTGAAGGCGCTGAAACTCAGCAGAGACGAATTGAGCCATTCTGATTCCCCTTACCCAGCACCAATGCCTTTACAGATTCGGCGTTTCTGGTACGTTGGGCGGTTACGAGTATTAAAGGCGGGTGCTGCAACACCCTGACAACTGAAATTTAGGAGATTTAATCATTATGATCAAGTGATTAATCATAATGATTCAATTGTATTTATCTATATGGATTCCAGTATTGATAGGTTTTTAATTCTATTCGCGGAAGAAAGGATGACAGCGCCCTGGCTAGAAGAAAAAACAGGGATAGAGGCAACAAGATGGAGAAACATAAAACAGAGGAAAGTAATGAGGACTTCAGAACTAGATGCTGTCTTAAGTCTTTTCCCAGAATACGCTTTATGGATAACGACTGGTAAAGAAATACCAGAGGCGGGACAGATCAGTCCTATGACCAAAAAGGCACAGAGAACCTTAAAGCCAACCCCCAAGGTTGGCTAATAGCAAAAAGAGCTGCCGACAGGTGGAAGTGGTAGCGGCTCAGGAATCCCATTACAGGAGTTCAAATGGAAATCTTTTTTTTAATCCTAATAGTCCTGGCAATTCTAATTATTGCGGCAAAGCAAAAGACCTCAGGTAAATTTAACTACCGCAAACAGACAAGATTATTCACACCTGCAGAACGATCTTTTCTCGGCGTGTTAGACCTGGCAATAGGCAGCGAATATCGAATACTGGGAAAAGTCCGAGTTGCTGATGTGTTGGCACCACAAAAAGGACTAAGCCGAAAAAACTGGCAAGTCGCATTCAACCGGATATCAGCAAAGCATTTCGACTACCTGCTATGCGATCCTAAAACGCTGGAAGTAAAAGCCGCAGTTGAACTAGACGACAGCAGTCACAACAGCAAAGCACGGATCAAACGCGACGCTTTCCTTGAAGGCGCTTGCGAATCGGCAGGCTTGCCACTAATCAGAATCAAAACCCAAAGGAACTATCAGGTATCAGCCGTAAAAGAAGCTATCGCAGCTGCTTTCGCCCCGCCAACCGCAACAGAACCTAAACCTGCAGTCACGAAACAGAAGCAACGAAAAGAACCCACGCTATAAAGCAAAAAAAAATCAGGGCCGAAATGCCACACAAAATAACTTTTGATTATTCCTAGCTTCAGTCTTACGCCGAAGGCCCTGAACTTCCTTTTCAAGCTTCTTGTAATAGCGACACTTATCCTTAAAGACCTTCTGAGCCTTCATGCGACAACGGCGATATTTCCAATGACCATAAGGGTAGTTGAAGCAAACTTCAGTGAATGTCCAATTTTCATACCGCCAAGTGACCCTAGGCTCAAAGCAAGTAGATTCAGTTCGACAGTCTTTATTCGCAGCCTGAGCGGTAAAACACCAGGCTAAAGAAAGAATTAAAGCTTTAAAAATCAATAGCTTGCGAAGCATGGACAGATCCCTTTGACCAATTACGCCAGCCATAATAACAAAAATGTCACTGGCTTCATAATGCTGGGGTCGATGGTTCAAGTCCGTCCATAGCTACCACGAATTCTAAAGGCTAGTAGGTAAGTATCTACTAGCTTTTTTCGTTTTCTGGGGGTGCCAGTAAAAAACACCTCTACAGCCCGCATGAATCCTGAATTCTAAAACTTCAGACCATCCAAGATGTTGCACACCGCCACCCTTTGAGGCAGAAGCAGATTAGCCAGAGGGTTAAATTCGAGTGCCTGATTCAGATAATCAGGTGAAAGATGGGCATAGCGCAGGGTCATTTTCAGATCAGAGTGACCGAGTATCTTTTGCAGCGTGAGAATATCGCCGCCGTTCATCATGAAATGGCTTGCGAAGGTATGCCGAAGAATATGGGTCATCTGCCCTTCCGGGAATTGAATCTTTGAGCGTTCAGCAGCACCCCGGAAAGCCGTACGGCATGGGTTGAACAGGTTCCGGTGTGTTGGCGGGTTAGACGTGAATTTTATTTCACTAAAAAGACCTGGTGTTATCGGCACGCTTCGAGACCTGCCATTCTTTGTATCTGTAAAGCGTACAGATGGCTGTTCACCGGCAATGAGCCCGGTTCTTAGCAGATACTCCGCCTCACCGAATCTGGCACCTGTACTGAGGCAGATTTTCACCACGGGCAGTAAGTGCCTGTTTTCTGAGTCTGCGCAGGCATCCAGCAAAATCGGGATCTGTTCTTTTGTCAGAAATCCCATTTCCCTTTCTTGTTCTTTGAACTGACGGATCTTACCCAATGGGTTATCGATTTCGTAAAAACCGAGACGATCCATTTCGTTGAACAGAGCGCGCATATAGCGCAACTCATGATTAACGGTTGCCGGCTTAACTTCAGTAACACGGCGGACACGGTAATCTGAAAAATCAGCGGCCGTAAAATCACACAACAACGGATTACCCAGACGTTCAGCGATAGCGAGCATACGCGAATAGCGATAATTGCCATCCTTCAGGGTTTTGCCGTGAGCCTTAAACCAGAGGTCTACCAGCTGGGATAAGCGTGTGCGTGCCGGGTCAATCATGGATCAGGCAACCAGGCAATCTGCATATATGGTCCGCAGGTAATCACCCCACTGACAAGCCATTGCATCAGCCAAGCCTTGAGGCGTAAGACTCCTGAGCATCCAACGATCAGCCCCGGGAGAAAGCCGATTCTGGCCAGAGTCAGTCTGATTACCCCAGCGCTTTTTACCATTGACCAGGCGAGGCTGAATAATTTCAGTAGCCACCAAGTCAGGCAAACCGCGTTTCCATAATCCGGTTTTTTTACTAGCATCCTCACCAAACATCCAGGGCTGGATATATTGCGGAGCCGGCAAATGTAAACGACTCGAAATAACACCAACGGGATTCTCAATCACCAAGTTAGGACAAGGGCTATCCCAGATTGCCTGAACAAACTCCAGAGCTTTTCCCCGAGCATCCCTTCGTGCCTGACCCGTCAGCGTTCCAGGTTTAACTTTATATGCCACGTCATCCCGATAGCACCACTCAGCAGCTATCGTTAAATAAGTACAGGTGGGATGAGCAATAACCAAATCCCAAGGCTCATAAAGAAGACCAGACGCCAATAATTCACATTGAAAGTGACGACCAGGCACCGGGTTGTAGGTATCAGCCAGGTCACATGAGTAAGCATCGAAACCCTGCTTTAAGAATGCATCACGAACACGAGCCGAACGTTCGCAAGCGAC